ATATCCTTTCATAGCTTGAGGTTTCCCATTTCGCCAAATAAATGTCTTCATTTCATTAATAGTTCGTGTAGAATATATCTTAATTAGTTTATTTCTTATAAACTCTTCCAATTTGGCCACGATAAGGGGGCGCGTTTTCATAGAGGTGGTAAACCCCGCAATAGTATTAGAACGATATTCGGCTTGATGCTGTTCAATATACTCGTGTGTGGATTTGACCGAATAATATAAATTAGGATAACGATATTCTACTAATTTGTCCAACACGGTATATCCAATATTATTATTCTCAACCACCATCATAGCATTTCCGAACTCTCGTCCAATTTGATTAAGCATATTAGCAAATAAATCCGGGGTAACCTTTCCTTGATATTCCCCTATCACTTCTAAGGTTTCTATCTTAATGATATGAAAGGTGGAAAAATCTGATGCATCTCCGCGGGCAACATCTACTACTTGTAAATAATTGCACGTAGGATCATATTCTTCCCAAATCCAAAAATTGCGGTCCACGCCGGTACGGTATTTAGGTTCACACGTTCCCGCATGCAACCATTCCATACACGCAGGATCGATAACGGTCTCACCGGATGTATTGAAATTGCACATCAACTCTTGGGCAATCTGTCGCTTGGACATATTCTTCGTTTCTTTCTTAAACCATTCTTCATCCCGATCTGGGTGAATGTCCCACTGAAAGGTTGTAATGTTAAAATTGTTGGCGCCGGCCTCGGCATCGGTGCACGTTTTATGAAACCAGTTACCTACGCCATTAGGTGTGGATATTGCAATACAACGCCCACCGGTCGAGAGGGTGGGATATAAACCAGTCCACAACTCTTCCAGGCCTTCAATGTGGGCAGCCTCGTCCAACACTAGCAACGACAACGCCTCCGAACGGCCGGCGTCTCCAGACGTCGAAGCTGCCTTGATAGAGGAACCATTAGAAAGTTCAAAGGATGTACGGTTATCTACGCTAATTTCGGCAATGCGGAGCCAATCTGGCAGCTGCTTCATGATGCTTTTGACTTTCTTCACCAAGTTTCCTGCGGTTTGAAACTTGGTTGCCATTACAAGAATAGCCTTATCGCGATGGAACAACATCATCCACACGATATAGCCGGCAGTAATAGTTGAAATGCCTAGCTGACGTGCTTTTAACACTACATTGAAACGATAATCATTAAAATCTTTTAAGAGATCGTCTTGATAATCATAAGTGTCAAATAAAATTTGCCCGTGCATCGGGTGAGATATGCGGGCATACGTGGTTAAAAAGTACGACGGATCTTTACCGCACTTTAATATTTCTTTTACTCTTTGCTTTTTGTCTAATTGAAAAGTCATGCATTGTAACTATTTTACTTTTCTACTTCCGAGCCTTTTTTGCGGGTATCGTTCTTTGGGCGTTTGCCTTTCCAACCGCCTAGGTCTAGGAAGGCGCGCCAGCCTTTTTCGATGCGATCCGTAGAACCTTCATCCACCATCACCGCCTCTCCAATGCCGCCAATCTTGTACTTCTGATAAACAGTCGCCCAAGAGTGGACACGGGACGTACTCTGTACAAGCACATCGACCTCGCCTTCTTTCGTGAGTGCGACGCTGTTACCTGTCACATTCTTGTATTCCTTCTTGAGGAACTTAACGATGTCAGCAACACGCTGCTCCATTTCGGCTTCGAAGCCCGGAGCATACACTTCTTTAATTTGCAGTTCGGTTTGATAACTGACGCACAGGAGGGGGCCCATGAACCGAATGTTAAAGCCATCCATCACGCGACGATCAATGAGGGGATTTCCTTCTTCTCTCTTGAGTCCTGCGGTGCGAACTTCACCGTCGGGAGAAAAGCTCTCGATGTGGGTACCGTCGTATGCATTTGCTGCGGCCTGTGAAAGTCCGCGAATAACATCGAGTACAGTAACTGAGTTGTTTTTAGCCATTATTTGGTCTCCATCCTTTTATCCATCTCTCTTCTCTATCTTCGACATATTCAATGTAGCATCTATAGCAACAGTCAAATTTGACTAGACAAACATCATCCATTGATCTTCTCGCGAAAGAATCACAGATCGGACAACATTTCAAAGATTCTCTATTAAGTAGTTTTTTTGATATCTTAATACCATTTACATCTATTTTTTCTTGCCACACTTCGTTTTGCTGAATTTTGTGATAAAACTCACGCATTTGTTCAAGATATTCTTCTTCTTTGGTCTCGTCCCAGTTTGCTTTGGGGTTCTGTATAGCTTCTGCTCCATACTTTTCTGCGATGGCTTTTTCAAATGCAGCCAGCGTATCCCAATCTTTCTCTGTCATTTAGAGGCCTCAATCCAATTCGTCGCGACGTTTACAATTCCCACTGTTACTACAACACCGGTCGCCGTTCCTCCCGCAAACCATAACCAATTGTTGCGTGGCGATTGCTTTTTTAATGTTTCGGTGAGTGCTTCAATTTCTAAATCTTTTTTCTCAATCAACAAATCTGTTTCTTCTTTTAGTGCATCATAGCGAATTTGAGCATTCTGTAGGTCCAAATGAAACTTTGTTCCTTGTTTGTCTAATTGAAATTCAATCTCTAAGTCGCACTCACGCTGCCAAAATTCTTTGTCGGACATAAGAATGGCGGTGGCCTCCGGATCGAATAAGACTCCCTCAAACGGTGCAGGTTCCTCTTCCGCCAAAACAGAAAACTTTGGCCCCTCGGCCAAAGCAACACTGGTCAACAACAGTATACTACTCCACATACTCAAAACCGAATAACTCCTCAATATCTTTGGCTAGCTGTTCTGGATCTTTAATAAAATCGTGCAGGTATTCTTGATACTTTCTATCTCTTTCGCTTCTGATTGTTTCCAAATTCACTTCATAGTTCCGTTGAAGTTTTTCCAACTCTTCTTTATATGTCCGGAGTGCAGCATCTCGTTGTCTCAACTCCTCATCGTGAATGGCTTGCAAGCCTGTGATTTGGTCTTGTAAGCTTGTACGCATAGACTCATGTACTTCTTCTAAACGATTATAATCGGCTCGCATTTTACCCATTACTACCAACAAACATAATATTAGTAATGTCTCTTTCCAGTTCTTGCGGAAAAATCTAAAAATGCTTCCAATATTCATTCTTTACTCAAATAGGAGGGATTAAATAGCGATTCGCCAGCGCGTTCGCGGCGCCACTCTTTGACCATATTGCCAAAACGATCCGAAAGAAGTTTTTCAAAGCTTTCCTGTGCTTCCGGGCCCTGGTCTTCCAGAGCTTCATACATGTCCATCATATTAAGAAACACTTTCTTAACATCGTCCATTGTGTAACCCGGGCCCGGGCGACTAAGAGGGCCCGGGCGTCCAACTTTTCCCAAGCTCTGGGCTGCAGACTTTTCGCTATAAGTCAACCCTGTAGGAACAGCTTCGTTAAGCTCTTCCAAAATAATCTGTACAAGTTTGTCTTTGGTGATTTTCATTTTTAAATTCCTCCTGGCCAATCTTCGTCTGGGGGATCGCGATCCATTGATGCGGCGCGCCGATCTAGCTCGGGTAATACTATATTTTTGACTTCGTCAAGCAAGTCCTTAAGCATTTGAACGTCTATGCCGTACGATTCGAGGGAGTCCCGCTGGTCCCGATCATAGGCTAAAATTACATCTGCAATATCTCTGGCGAGTTCAGACTCGCGTCGGTCTATTCCTAATTCAAATAGGCGGGACACTTCTTCCTTGATAAGTTGTTTAAGTTGTTTCTTTGTGACTTTCATTTTTAAATTCCTCCTATCGTAAATCGGTTTCCTTTAGGGGGTACCCTCCATCTAAGTGAGTATCCAGTCCACTCAATTTCACATAAATAGTTTGTTTTTCCTTCTAACAAATATTGTACCAGGCGATGATAGCCATCAGTTACTAAAAATTTGTTTTCTTCTCTAATCCAACAAACCTGAATAGGTCCTGCGGTTCGGCTTGTTTTTCCTTCGCGAATATTCTTATATGTAGCTATAATTCCATAATTAGAATCACCCGAATTGATTATTAAATCATTAAAATGAAGTTCACAAATTTCTGTTTTTTCAATTAAACCAAATTGTTTCCACTTTTTTAAACTTTCGTTTAAAATCATTTTCCTAATTCCTGTTTAATCTTATTAACAAGGACTTGTAGTTGTTGAGCTACTAATTTTAATTTTTCATTTCCCTGACCAGCTGCGTCAGCGCTCGTCGCCACCAAAGTCGGATCTGCGGTGGTAACTCCTGCCAGTGGGTGCGTGCCCGTGGGTTGGGGTCGACCTCCAACGGGCGCCGCCCTAGTGACACCCGCCAATGGATTAACTTCGGCCAAGGTGTTTTTTATTTCTTCCTTAATAATCTTCTTAAGTTGTTTTTTTGTGATTTTCATTTGACACTATCTCCTGTGGTCTTCTCTAACATCGGCTCGCCGCGGCCAACATATTTCAGCCCCGACTCCCCTCCTAATTTATTAAGTGCTTCATGCAAACGGTTGATAACGTGAAAGAGTGTACCTGTGGGGTCTTCTTCCGCTTCAAGCATCTGAATAGCATCTTGAATATCGACCTCGGGCCCTCCTTCAAACTCGGCCAACTGTGTCGCCTCAAGTTCTTCCTTGATGATCTGTTTAAGCTGCTTCTTGGTGACTTTCATTTTAGTTCCCTTTGAGTCTCGCCACTGCATCAATAATACTTTGGCCGCCCAGGTATAAGGCGGAAACAATAACCCAATCGCCACTCTCTAGGGTGCCCGCTAACATCAAACCAGATGCTACCACCCACACTAATAATTTACGGGAAGTGAATCTCTCCACTACTCTATCTAAAGTTCCTCGTGTACTTGCTGACATTGTTATTCTCCTTTTATTTCATTGGCCCTGAGCACATCTCTTCCGCCTCTGCTTTTGAAAGGCCATCTTTTCTTTCACTAGCCGGCTTGTCTGCTTGTGCGCAGGCCCATCGTCGTTGCTTGTCGGAATGTACTTCCGAAATTTCAATACCGCCTGACTGTGCATAGTCGTGAGGAGTGGTCCCTAGAAGCCATGCATCGTAAGGATTGGGGCTGTCTTCCCCAAATTCAAAACCAAAACCTTTAACTTGCTCTACCCAATCTTCGAAAGTTAATTCAAGGCTGAGCGACTGTTGTGCATGCCCAATGGCATCCTTTTCGGTATATTCTTTAAGTACGGCCGCTATTTCTTCAGCGATATAATGGTCTAAAGATTCTTCGAAGCCAATGCGCCGAACAACAGGGGAAGCATCTGGGCCGGCGGGAACATTAGGATCCATCTCGTCTTCTTCGTATTCTTCAACCTCTACATCATAAAGCTCTATCAGAGCCTGCTTTAAAACCTCCATCCCTTCTGGGTGAGTTTCAACTAACTTCATAACCACCCGGGCCAAATCTTCAACTGGCATTTGGGCTCGTAGTTCGCCAGGATCTGGCTGTTCGAATTCTTCTACATCGACTTCTTCATAGTCTTCTTCGGCAAGATTGTTGACTTCTTCTTCGATAATCTCACGTAAACGCACGGTACTTATATTCATCGGCCTTTCCACCATTTAGTCTTCTGCTTTTGAGGAGCGCACTTAGAACCACTCGGACACCATTTATAAATATTGGATAAGTAGTCACTTTCTTCTAAGCATCCTTCCAATTCTTCTCGGATAATTTCTTTAAGTTCGGAGATTTCTACCTTGGATGTGGGTGCGGCAGTTGAGCCTCGCGCAAAACGCCCCAATGCTTTCTGACCATATCCTAGGGCCGCGGCTGAGCCTCCCGTCATGGAAGCCGCTAAATAATCTATACTCACATCTAAATCTTCAATGTGCTTGCCTAAGGACAAAATAGCATCAAGCAGCGCGTGATCAGCCGTCAATTCTTCTTTAAGTAATTTCTTAAGTTCTAATTGAGTGGTTTTCATTTTAAAACATCATTCCACTTTTAATTTGATCAAAGAGGTTTGCCATACCCAACAAATTATCTGCACCTTGTTCACTAAAGCCGAGACCAACCAGATACTCGTGTGGCTCGGTTTCGGCTGCGGCCGCTAAACGCTCTATCTCGGCACTAAGCTGAACAGTTTCGCCAGTGCGAGGGGCAGTTGCCCGGGCTCCTCCCGGGGCACCGCCATGGCTTATATAGGCGGCGCCGCCATACTCGTCCTCTATTTCTTCTGAAGATACGTCTTCTATTGCTTCTTTAATAATCTGTTTAAGTTGTGTTTTTGTTATTTTCATTTTATTAGAATCCTCTATACATAATAAATGGCTTCGGCGCCTTTCCTCTCAACTGTTCTTTGTTGATCTCCAGTTAAGCTTCGCCATGGCTTGGCACTGGGTTGTCTTAAATATGCCTCAATGTTTTCTTCTTCTCGTGATTTTTCTTGCCTATGAGGCTCTCTGCCTGCACCGGCATCAGCCTGTCGTTCCCATTCGTCGGCATAGCCGCCGGGAGGTAGCCACGACTCATGCCCCTCAGAAAACAAGGATTGAAGCTCTTCTTTAATAATCTGCTTAAGTTGTCGCTTTGTGATTTTCATTTTAATAATCCATTCCTCTCGCCTCAAAGTCAGCTTGATATATCCTACGTAGCCCGGTTGCTAGGCCATCTTCGGCCATTTCCTCTAAAATATTGTGGAGCTTGAATATGCTGTCTGGAAAATCGAGGTTAAATTTAACTTCAAATTTTTCAAGGGCAAGATCAAAAGCAGGCATGCTCATTCTATATTGGGCGGGCTCTACAAACTGCTTCGCAACAAATGACTCCATTGCTTCTTCTGACTGCACTGTCTCAAGCTCTTCTTTAATAATCTGTTTAAGTTGGGTCTTGGCGATTTTCATTGATTAACCCTCGCGTATCCACGCTTTTTGTCTATGACGATCTGCATATCAACGCAATCTTTGAGGGAATCAAGATGAGAGATAAGCATAACGTTCTTAAAATACACTTTAATTAGTTCCAAGATCCTAATAAAACCCTCCATATTTTCTTCGTCAAGCGCAGTGCCTGGCTCGTCAAGCACAAAAAGATCGCCCTTGGGCAGTGACGACACCGAAAGCAACGCTAAACGAATTGCCATGGCGCCCATCGTTTTCTCGGCGCCGGACGCCATCTCAATGGGGCGCGCCTCGTGTTTGGGGTGCTTGATGAAAATGTCTAGCTTGTTGCCGGCACTTTCAAAGAACACTTCAAACTCTACGATGTTCGCGAGAATCTTTGCTATCTCTTGGTTAACTACTGGAATCTT